GTTGTCAGATAACAGATACGGGAACTCCGTATCTGTTATCTGACGAATTACCGAGCCGCATATCTAAAACAAAAAGTACTATCTCCGGTCCCTGCAGGGGATGTAAAGCAATACTTGTAATCAGTTTCTACATTGGCAGATCGGTCTGTTTTGACCTTCTTGATCACCTGTGTTGATTCAGATTTAATTTCCGTATCAATATTCAAAAGCTCATTGAGCTGATCATCTGTTTTACTCATAATTAACTAGCGTCTGTTGTTTTATCATCATCAAAAGTCGTTGAAGTACCATCATCATAGAAGGTAACATTCTCTGCAACTACGAATGTATCATTCGGTTCTACTGAACCTACGAACATGAGAGTAGTATTCTCATCTATCGTAGCAGCTGCGGACAAGACTAATGATAATCTGTCATCGGCAATAGAACTTACTGTTGGGTTTGTACTATTACCTGTATAGAAGACTTCGTCTCCATCACTGATACCACTATTTATTGCAGTATCAAAAGTAACTGTTGTAGAGTTCGATACTGCATTTGAAACCGCTGAGAAAGCAGGTTCATAATGTTTAACTTCTTTAACAAGACCTGCTTCGTCAATTGACGATGAAGTAAACGATGTAGTACCATCTCCGATATAATCTCTTTCAATAACATTTGTAATGATTTTGCCTGTGTAAACAGGACCAAAGAAGTATGTTTTCATAGTGAAACTAAGTTCATATGTGATCACTCTTCGATCTTCAAAACTTCCTTCGTAATCGTCTGTGAAAGAGACATCATTTAAAACGATTGGCACATCTCTATGGTCTGTGAGATCATCAATCATTTTCATTGTAACTGTATATTCTGGTTGAAAGTATGGTAGAATCTGTTCCACGATCTGTAAAGCATCATTCATGTTCTTTGTCATGATTGATAGTGTAAAATTCAGATCATATGGTGCAGGAGAATATTGAAACTTTCTATTTTCTCTACCATCTTCTAATGTTGTTTTCTGTGAACGAATAAGTTTGTTCTGTTGTCTTTGTGGATCGTATGTGAAACCAGTTAACTCAAACGCCATTCTTGGTAACGATATCGCTGATCTACTATTATCATTGAGATTTGGTTCCTCTGCCAATCTTTGCAAAAACTTTTGTGCTGGTCCATATGAGATCGGAACTTTATATCGACCTAGAACTGTGCCATCTGACTTTGTCTTTTTATAGTCGAGATTATTGAACATAGTACCAAAGACTGATACACATCTCTTAATTGTTTCATTGTAAAAATAAGTACCGAACATTATGGTTCACCGAATGGGTTGGTCTCTGATAAATCAAGATAGTTACTATCATTGTTTTCAAATTCTAAGTTATCTGCTTGTGGATCATTTGACATAGTCAAGACATCTGTTACTGAAGCTACATCAAATTCTGCTTCTGAAGTAACACCTACAATAGTATCGTCTGCTTGGAATGTTCTTGTAACATCTTTGAGTTTTAGTACTCTTGTGTCAGCACGCCAAGATACGACCTCACCAACGATATCATTACTACCATCAATTCTGACACTTTCGTTGACTGTAAATGTTCCTGAACCACCAGACACCATTGTAAGTTCGACAATGTATGCCTGTTGATCTTCGATTGTATCGATCTCGATAACATCTGTATCGAAATCTTCGTTTGAGTATTCAAAGAGTTCACATCTCATTTTGAATACAAAGAGTTTGCCTATTTGATAGAATGGATCTTCATGTTCTACGAACTTAATTTCGAACATACTACCTGATAAAGGCATATAGATTAGATCGCCTTCATTAGGTCTAAATGATGATGCTAGATTTGTATCAAGAGATACAAATCTTTCCCATGTTCTAACTGAGATTATAAATGTAGCTTGATCTCTGACTTCGACACCAAACTTAGACATAAGATCACCATCGCCTTCAAAACCATCGGTGTTCTCAATATACATTTCAACTGAGTATGCATCTAAGAATTGTGCTTGTACTTCTTCGTTAAAGATATCTTCTTCTTCAACTACTTTTCTAGGTAGATACAACACCTCATGTCCGTACATACGAAGCGATTCAACAACGATATCTTCATATAGATGTTGCTCACTGCTTACAGCATGATTAAAGTGTGTATTTGTTGGCATTTATTAACCTATCATATCCATGACTGGAAATTCTTGATTCAGTCTGGACTCTTCTTCTAATTTTTGTATCTCTTCTTGTGCTTCTGATTTCATTTGAGAGGCGTCTAGTGTTACACCTCCAGGCAAAGCTATGCCTTGGAACTTAGACAGGTTTTCACCCCATTGATATTTGACCAATGCAGTTGCATATCTTTTCAACCACATATCATTATAAACATCTGTGAATGTTGTAGGGTCAATCTTTCTGTAACACTCTATAACGATGTATTCGTTGTTGTCAATCTTCTCGACATCCATATCCAGATACAATCTGTTCATGTGTTGATTGAATCTGATAGGAGTTCTGCCCACTAAAACTTGATCTAGTGTAGCAATGTGTTGTTGTACTTGTTCGTAATATAATATGTTTGTGCTTGTAAGATCGTATAGATCGTTTAATCTCAATTGATATCTGAGGTCAAACATATTAGTAGTTGCGTTATCGTTCATCGGGAAGATACGCATAACTGCTGTGACAAAGTCTGGTAAAACTATGTAGTTCTTCTGTTGTAATACCTGTTCGTCATCGTAATCGTGGGTACCAGAAGCTGACTCTGTGAAAGTTTCATTCTCTTTCATGCCAGTCTTTTTAGTGTCTGTGATTTGGTGTTTTAGATAGACTTTAATCGTTCCATCATAATGGTAAGTATAGAAATACTGAAGCGCTTCGTCTATTCTATCGTCAAGTTGATCATCATCAACATTGATTTCAAGCACAGGTGCACCGAGTTTTCTCTTTACATACTCTTTTAATGATGCTTTTGAATTTGGTTCTGCCATAGTAAGTTCCTCACCTACTATTTATACAAATTCTAAATTAGTCTGCGAAATAAGTTTTGGTTTGAATTCGATCTAGTTTATCTTCGATTCGTTCCATCGTACCGATAAGTTTCTCTAAATCTTTCTCAAGTTGTTCTCTGGTGACATATTCTTTAGCAATCTCTTCTCTAGTTTTGTTAACTAAGATGTCGAGTCTCTTTTGTTCTGCTAAAACTGATCGTACCAGAAAACCTGCTGGTACAACTATGATAGTTAAAAATAAATCCCACAATAGATGTGGTTCGATTGTAATGCCTTCCATGGCGCTTATTTATGGGATTAAGTTGCCCTTTTCATCGATTTCAAACTCTAAATCACCATAAGTCATATCTTCACGAAAGAATTTTGCACCTGCATCGCCTATTTGCAAGAACTCATTCATCTCAACATTGAAGTTGAATGATATGCTATATCTTGGTTTGTCAGTGGGATTTGGTTCTACCATATGCATGAGACCACTAGGAAATAGCAAGAGGACGCCACTTTTTGGTTCATGACTCCATGATTCTGTCATTCGAGGTGTACTAGGAAAAGTACCAATTACTTTATGATCTGTATCTATAGCACGAAATAATCCTTCATCACCATCTGCATGTATATACAATACACCTGAGTAGTAACAACCATTGTGTAGATGTGGTGCATTCCAAGAACCATTATAGTTTTTATTTGCCCATGAATTATGAAAGTCAATTCTAAAACTACCATCTTTTAGACCCATAAAGGGCATCATTTCATCTCTGATAGTTCTCTTAATTGCTCTAACACATTTTACAAATGTTGGATGATGATCGACACCATCATTTGATTGCCAACCTCTTCCTTGATTAGATACACTACGACCTTGATGATCAGTTCTTTCCATCATATCTATTTCATTTTTCATCATATCAAAATATTCTTGATGCATAGACATATCTTTATGGCTATCTCTACCTAAGAAATCTCTCTTAAACACATATGCAGGAAATAATAACTTTACACTCATTCTTCTACCTTATGAAAGGGACATTCTGGTGGTGGTTCGTCTTCTTTAAAGTAACGACCCTTTTCATTCCAATATCCTTCGTTTCTATATGGACCAAATCTCATTTCATCGTCCATGTTTTTATATTTAGGACCAATATTCCACTCTTCTACAGTTGGGTTATCATCGTTTTGTGTCACACGACTTTTGTTATCATGCCAACTTTTATCACTTGCTAGTTGATAAGTAGCAGTCCAAGTTTCTCTTTGAAAAGGTATAATCTGACACAATGCAGTACCTTTTGGAATAGTGAAGTCATGATCTACTTTTGAATAGAAAATCATTTGTGCGTTATCTTGATTTGTTCTAAACTTATCAGTATCTATGATGCCTTGCCAAACACTAAAGTATTCGTTAGCATGTAAAAATGGATCAAGATATATGCATGAATATCCTGGTGGTGTTTTGACATTCCATGGTGCTCTCAGTTTGAAAGCGTCTCTTACTTTTCCAGGAATGCCCCATGGTTTAAAAGAACCAAGTTGTGCATGTGGATGATTTGGCGATGCAATTCTACCGATAGGGTCAGTCTTAACTTTAAAGTTTCTATCTGGTACACCATCAGCGTTACCATTAATAACTTCGATATCGTGTTGACTCACAATGACCCAACCAGATTTTAACCAATCGTCCATAGCAGGACATGCTCTGATGGTTTGAGTCTTCATACCTTGATGATCTGCAAAAACTTTAGTTTTTTTCCACCATTCAGGTTGCATTTTCTTAGCAAGAACTGGTTTGAAAGTTCTTACTGTTTCTTCGTTATGTGCTATGAAATCTATTGTGGGCATAGTTCTACTTCATCACCTCTGAGAACAATTGATCTACGATCCTGATATCTTGCTCTCTCATTTGGGGCATCTGCACCATGTGGTATTCTGCCGTCAAACATTAATAATCTATTTGGTACAAAATCTACTTCACCAATTTGATGATTCTTGATATGTTCGTCACGACCATCAAGACCTTGTTGTGGTGAATCATAAAATCTTAACTTACCACCCCAATTTGGATTCCAATATCTATTGTAGTAATATAAGAAAGATAGATTCCAATCATCTTCATCTGAACAATCTGCATGAGTTGTACCATGTTGACCATATGTTTGAGAGTTTGTACCCATATACTGAAATCTTTTCCACATGAAACCAAAATCAGTTTGAATTTTACGATCTAGCATATCAGCTAAAAAACTTGTATGTTTATGAGCAGTAGTTTCTAAAATTCTATTGCCTTTTTTATCTGCTCTAAACCAACTAGCGCCCCAAAAACTATGATGTGGTAAACCTGTGGGGCTATGAGATTGTACTTGATTTGTTTTTGACCACATAGGAGCATTGGTAATCTCCTGATCTAATGTATGCCATACACTAGTCTCTAGGTAATTATCAATTACATATACTTTTGTTAGAGGTAGATTTTGTATATGAAAAGGGGAATCTACCTTTTCAATTTCTAACATTAACTGTTTGGTACTCTCTGAGGTCTTGGTAATGAACCTTCAAAATAATCAAATTCTGGTAACACATCTTCTCTTGTGTTTTGAATTTCGCCAATAAGACCTGAATAGACATTCCACACGGTATCATAATACTCTAAAGTTCTTCTAGCATCTGATCTATGAGGATGATTTGAACCTGTTCTGCCAGCTATCATTGCATCATTTACGCAACTGAAACCATATTTTTCTGCTGTGATTCTACAGTAATCATGGCATATATTATTCAGTCTTTCACTATATTGGTTAGATAGAGTCACGCCTGCTGGTGCTTCTGAGTTTGCAATGTATGTTTCGATGGCATCGATATCTGTATCTGTTAGTTTTTCTCTGATCTGTTCTTCAAAAGAAAGGTCATCATTCCATTGTACGATCTTAAATTCGTCATCATCGTAAATGACTACATCGTATTCAAAACCTAGATTGGGTTTATCTGTATTGTTAAAGCAGTATTCCAAACCATTTGGTTTGCGAATGTGTAAGTCACCATTTTCGGTGTATATAAACATGTTCATCATAATCTCTCCATTATACTATACTTTAGGTTTATTTGCAACCTTTCTAACCATATTTTCATAGTTTTCTAACATATTTATTCGAGTGGTAATCATGTCTTTTATCCATGGTCCGCCTCTTGTGTAATGTATTGCAAATGCACTTGGTTTACTTTTCAAATCATCTGTACCTTCAGTGATCACCCATCTTTCTGGTATTTCACTGATTGCATCTGTCCATTCAAATTGATGTAGATATTTGCCTGATTCTGTGTTAACGACTTCAGGTGTGAGTTTCTTACAGTCAGGATGACCATTATTGAATATCATCAATGAAGACCATAGTTTCTTTGGATATGCTACATTCTTCTCACCGTTGAACTTAGTTTCATGTATATTATCAAAATTATATTGTACACATGCTACTGCATCATCTGGATTTAAGAAATGGAAAAATGGTAATATAGACTTAGAAAAGATAAAGTCGTCATCGACAAAGATACTAAACCCTTCGTAGTTTTCTAGATATGGTACTAAGAATCTTGTATATGTAAATTCTGTAGATTGGTTTGCATAATCTCTTGTATACTCTGGTATTTTTGCCTTGTCTAGTAACTTGACTTCAGGTTCCCAATCAAAGAGACTATTGATATTTCCACCACCAAAGTTTTGTTTGATGTGATACTTGATAATGTCAGCAGAGTTTTGTGCTAGATCACCATGTCTACTATCATAACCAACATAAATTGTAATCTTTTTGCCTTTTGATAATTCAGTTACCTTTTTGTTGAATTCAAAAACTTTTGGTCTGAAATCTGTTGCGCCTTTATGAGCGGCTGCCGATGATATTTCGATATATCCTCGTGAGTACAAGAACGATATATTGTCATGAGTA